GGCCGGAATCACAATAGCCGTACCAAGGGCGGTCGCGGTGTCAGCCTGTGTGATCGGCACATGCTGCGCCATCATAACGGAGCCAACGTTCCTTACGTCCGTGCCAAGCGTGGTGCCTGTCGTGTTCGGAATGTTGCCAGCGCGAATCGGGCCGGAAAATGTGGTAATACCCATTGATTTTATCCTTGCAGAATGAAGTTCCGAAGTCTCTGCAAGCGTCTGCCGGGACAGTCAACGGAACCGGAATACCCCGGGGCCTCAGTTGTTGAGGCATATCAGGATTTTACCACAAATAAAAAGAGCCCCGAAATGGGGCTCAGATGGACATGCTGTGATCCCAGATGCGGGGTCTGCGGTTGTTTTCTTGCGCTGGTATGGCGCGGAGGTTCCACGGGACATGGAGGCCGGAGACGGTTTTCCCGCTAAGTGGGACGATGTGATCTACTTCATGTGGAACTCCAATCTCCTTTGTAAGACGAACGGCTTCCACGTAAACGGACCGTATAAGAGATAACTGATCATCCGTTAGCCAAGGAGGGGTGGCCATCTTTTTCTTGGCGTTTCTTTTGGAGGAAGAAACTCTACTCATAAGCGCGGCGGCTTCTGGGTTGTTTTTCTTCCATTCGCGGGACTGCTGATTCCTCTTTTTTTTGTCCTTCTCGTAGAGTTCCTTTGCGTTCTGCTTATAACGCTCCATGTGCTTTCTGTAGTCGGCACGGCGCGATGCTCTCTTATCCTCAATTGTTCGCGTCCCGGGGGAGCGCCGCATGCTTTTAGTCTTCAGCGGATCGCCATGCCGCCGAAGGTTTTCATAGTGATATTGGCAAAGCCCGCTCGCTTTAACAAGCTTGCCGCAAGGGACTATAGAGCAAAAACACTGTTTACGTTTCATGCTCGTTGCATAACAAAAAAGACCGGGCTTTTCAACCCGGTCTTGTTATTGTTTAGAATCAAAAGGTTAGGCTCCCGGGCTTCCCCATATACCTAACGGATCGCTCACCCCGAAGGAATAACGCTCGCGCGCCTTATAACGCACGTTGCCCGAGTCAAAGTCCCCATCCATAGACGTAGACATCGGCGTACGAACAAAGTGCTTCATGCCGTTCGGGATATCCGTGATCAGGTAGTACGAATCAACGTCTGTCAGGTAATGGTTGACAGAGTAGCCTTCCGGAATCGTACCATTTGTCTTGATCGCGTTGATGTCGTTATCGGCAGTCGCTGTGCGGAGTTCAGTCTCCAGCAGGCGCGTAGCCACGAACATCAGGCTCGGCGGAACGATCAGCTTGCGCGGGCGAGCCGCGATAAGCAGACCGCGTTCGTCCTTGAAGGCCGCAATCTGAATAACGGCGGCCTCAAGCGAGGTCTCGTTCAGATCGGCAGCCGTGGTCTGCGTGTTGCTGTTTGTGCCACCCGAAACCAGAGGATGGGCAGTATTAAACAGCGTGACGCCATCGCCACCAACAAACGCGCCACCAGAGAAGCCGTTGTTAAGCGGATAAGCCGACTTAACCTGCTTCGTGTAGGCCATCGAACGGGCGAGGGCCTTGGTGTAGCGAGACGAAAGCGAATCATACAGGTTGTCTTCCATCGCCTCTTCGGTGATGGAGAAGCCCATAGCAATCGTTTCGTGATTGTAGCGAGCCGACCAAGCTTCCTGAGCGTTGTCGTAGCGGATAGCGGAGCCTTCATTCTTGACGCCAGCAGCGCCAAAGCCAGAAAGCTTCAGTTCTTCCTCAAACGAACGCTCCGAGGTCTCGGTCTCATAGATCGCCTCATGCTCGTTTTCGTACTTCTTGTACTCAAGACCGAACAGGGCGTTTAGACCCGGAAGCAGTTCCTTGAGAAGTTGTGCGCGTGAAATAGCCATTTGTCGTTACTCCTTACACGCCAAGCGGGTTGAAATAGGCGTGCCCGCCGTTGATTGTCTGGCCCGTGACGTTTGGCGCATTCCACTTAACCAAAATGTCAGTGGCGTTATCACCAACAGCCGAATCCGGACCATCAACGAAGCCGACGATACGCAGCGGCAGCGTAGCTGTTGCAGCGGGCGAACCAGTTGCGGAAAGGGTCGAGTTGCCTGTCGTCGTCGAACCACCAGTTGTGGTGGTCATGGCGACGTTCAGGCCGATTGCAGTGGCAGCGACCGAACTGGCATGCTGAATCTGCATCACAACGTCCGGATCATCGACCACATAAGCTAGGGCGTCCGAAGCCACTGTGCCTGTCGGCCAGTACTGACGGAACACCTTGTACTTAAGGTTGGGGTCTGTGTAGGTGCAACCAACGAAGACGCCAACCGCACCGTTTGCACCAGTGCTGGTGGCCATATTTGCTGCCGTCAAGACACCGCTGGCAACACCAACGGGCTGACCATAGAAGACGTTCGAACCAAAGGCCGAGGAAATCGGGATCATGCGGGTCGAGCCAGCGTAGGGCTGACCGCCGATCAGATTCACAGGCCGCAGGCCATAGGGGGCTGCTGTAGCTGCCATTTTTCTTTACCTTATTATGGGACGCTAAGTGCGTCCCTTGCCAAATGTTACCCGCGAATCAATCTGCGGCTTATTAAGCGGCATTCGCGGATCGTTTTCACGCATGAAGTTGTTTTCAACGGAAGACATCTGGGTCTCTGCGGAATCGCGGTAGTAGGAATCACGCTCAGCCATTGTTTCTTCCGGGGCCTTGCAAAGCAATAAACCACCAACTTCAATGTTGTCCTTAAAGTCGCTTTTGCGGTCTCTAAGGACCGTAATTTCGGGATGCTCTGCCGCGCTAACGGGCTCCCATCCTTGCCTGAACTTGGACGATACATTCGTATTGTCCATGTTGTTCAGTGTGGAGGTGCGGACCCAGCGATAACGCCAGCCATCCTTCTTGTCGGGCTCTGGAAGAACTGTGGGGGGTGCCCAAGTCTTCTTGCGCGAAGTTGTTTCGCGGGTTTCGCTTTCGCGAGGGGTGCGCTTATCCATTCATGGACCTCAGTTTCTCGGCAGCGTACTGCTCGATTGTTAATCCAAGGCGCTTAGCGATTGTCACCTCAGAAGCGGATAGCTGGACCTTGCGTGGCGGTGTGGAATTTCGTTTTACTGGAGCCACCACGACACTCTGCTTTGGCTGCGGGGCCCTTGTATCCTCTTCATCCGCATCCTCTGCAATGTGGGGATAACGCTTTCGCATTTCCCCGTCGAGCCGCTCCCAATACTCTTCAGTGGTGGGAGCAACCCGGTCAAACACAACAAGTCGGTCGTGGATATGGCGAGCGAAGTCAGTCATCTCGCGGTCACGACCAAACCAAGTATTCTTCTTCGCCCAAGCCTGAGTTTTAGCATCCGGCTTAGGAGGAGGAGACTGCTGTTCGTAACGGGCTTCCGGTACGTCCTCAGGCTCCTGAATCTCTACAGGCCGGAAGGATCTAACCTTGTCGGCCTCGAAAGTTAGGCGCGCAATATCCTTCTGCGCGTCAACCTGCTTGTCGATGTCGCCATTCTCAATTGCATCGCGATAGCGGCGCTTGGCGTTTTCAAACTCCGACTCGACGCGGTTCTGCATCTGGTCGGCAATGATTGTTTGCCCAGACTGAAGAGCCTTCTTGAGGTGCTGGTTTTCATCCCGCACACGCTTTGCAAAATCGGCAAGTGCCGACTGCTGACGCTCAAGTTCTTCAGCCCTGCGGCGCTCTTCGTGGAACTCATACTTGAGTTTCGAAATGCGCTTCTTCACCTTTTCGCTGTACTGGGCAACCTCGTCCTCGTCTCCAAGGTCGGGTGCGCCTGTACGGCGGGGCTTGTTCTTGTCTTCAGGAGGAGTATCGTCAACGATCTCTACCTGAAGACTTTCCTCTTCTACGGCACCCTTGTCCGTCTCAAGAGGAACACCGATTTCGGTGTCATCGGCTTCATTATCCATTGTCATACGCGCTCAACCCCTTCCGGACCCTTCGCGGTTGCCTCGACGCTATCGTCGTTGATCAACCGGAATTCCTTCTTGTCAATCTTGAACCGGGTTCCCGTGTAGGCACGGAACATAACCCAATCCCCTTCTTGACAGTAGGGCCCCGCTGGGAAGCGGTCGGCGTCTGCATAGCAGTCGTGTCCCATTGCAAGAACCTGACCAACAATGCTTGCCGTTTCCTCCTTGGACTTGAGGCTATCGGGAAGCAAGATGCCACCCTTTGTCTTTTCCTCTACATCCGGTACTGCGATAAGAATCCTATAGCCCTTCGGCTCAGGAAGCTTATCCAAAATGTCTTTCGACAGTTTGGCTTCTGTGTACATGCGTATTCCTACGTTGTGCGCCGATTGGCGAGATGCACCGTTGATGGTGTAAGAGTATGATAACGCGAAGAATACACATATCCAAAATTAGTCTTCTTCGGCACTCGCGTGTTGGAGGTCAATAATCTCACGCTCAACCAAAGCAAGACCGTGTACGATGCCAGTAACATACCTATAGTGTGCGAAATCAGTTGCAATACCCCCAGCCAGATCATCTGCATATTCATTCAGATACTTCCGGATTTTCTGTTTAATCACATCAAGTTCGGTCAAAATGCTCGCTTCCTGAAGGGTTCAATTACGGGCTGATTGCGCTGGTCGATAAGCTTTGCAGCTTCAATTTCCAGCTTGTTTTCCTTGTAGAGGGCATCGGTTTCGGCAACCAATTCCTTCACCTTGACGGCATCACGCTTGATGGCAAGTTCCTCGCGCTGCATGATTGTGAGCGGATCATTCGGATCCTGCTTAGCGAGTTCCTGCTCAGCGTTATGCTGCTGGAGGAGCCTGTCTGCTGCGACAGCGGCAAGCTTGGCAATGTCGTTCTCAACGTCAGGCGGAAGCTGCTGACCCATCTGGGGCAGACTCACGCCCAGCTTGAGTTCGATCTGGCGACGATAAGAGTAGGCGAAGTGTTCGGCCAAGTGGCTCTGGATGGCCCCGATAAACTGCTGCGCATTTGGATTTTGCGAAACAAACTGCTGGTAGATCGGATCCTGCATAAAAGCGGTATGCACCTTAATGTGGGAATCATGATCCTGCTCCGGAAACACCTGAACGGCCTTACCGGACATAACGTGCATGTTTTCCGTCACCGGATCTGTAGAGACTGCCTGATCCTTTGGCGGGAGAATCAAATCAATATTCGGCACGTTTAAAGCATGCAGCATCTGCTTGTGCAGCACTTCAGTGTTGTACATGCCTTCCGGGGCGTTTTGAGAAAGCTGGATGGCAGCCTGATACTGCATCACCTTCTGCGCCATAGTCGAGGCATTTGGATCGGAGACCGGGATGATGTCAACGCGACCGTCGAAATCAGCCTGACGGCTATAGGGATTGGTGTCGGTGTCGGAGACGGCGTATTCATATTCAGGCGGCATATACTCGCGGATAACATCCGCAATAAGCTGGAACTCACGGCTCAGGGACTGATGCACACGCGCTTGAACAGCACTCATCACCTTCATAGAACGCTCTAGGAGGGCAAGGGTTGTGCCGACAGGTGCTTCGGGGTTTGAATTCCCGACATCCATCTCAGCGATGGAGCCAATCCGGCGTCCTTCATCAACGAGGTTGCCGAGCAATTGGTACAAGACACTCGACGGCTCCTTGTAGGGCAGGAAGGTGATGGAGTCGCGGATAGAGCCAGACGCCACATCCACATCGCGGAACTCACCCGGCATGATAGGATTGTCATCGCCCTTGATGCGGAGCCCACGGGCCTTCAGACCGCCCGGGAGATTCGACAGCGTACCAGCATCAACAAGCTGACGGAGGATTGATGTGGCCGACTTGGCGATGCCGCCAATGAGATGGATCAGGCCCGTGCCATAAAATCCAAGCCCCGGGAGGTATTGATAATGGACGAAATACTGACGCTTGGTAAAGGTGGTGTCATCCTCCTTCCAATTCCTACGAATCGCCAACACCTCACGGCTCGACTTCTCAATCGTGACAACGTAGGGCAATTCAAGGCCGTCTTCGTCTTCAAAGCCCGGAAGGTCAAGATCGACGCACATCTCAAGGATTGCGTGTCTCGGATCATCCGTAACAGATGGGGTCTCGCCCTTTACCTTATCGTACTTTTTCTGTAGCGATGAGTAGTCTGGGGTTGGTTCCGGAATATCAATATCCCGGTAAAAACCACTCACCTGCAATTTCCGAAGTTCAT